CATTGATGATGCGGAACTCACGGCCATGTATGACCAAGCGAGAACCTGAGTGTGGACGCACGAGGACAAAATCCCCGGGTTTACACCACGGCCCAGTAGGGAACTTAGAAGGGTCTTGATAGCAGTCTGGCCCCATATCAACAACAAACAAGACCGTTGTGAGGGTCTCCTCGTTGCGCATGGTTTCATCAGCTTTGATAATTCCAATCTCACTGTCCTCAAACTCTTTCTCTGCCTCTGGAATTGCACAAAGGATTCGATAGCCAGATGGCCTTGGTAATTGCTTACCCTTTTCCTCCATTGATGATTCCCAGTTATAGGTTCCCACGACTTGTGGGTTATTGGCGTCTGTAGCCAATAGGATGGAACTAGTCATCCGAAGTCTCCAATCGTTGTTTCAGGTCTAGGGTATATCCCCGCATGATGAGTAGACCACGAACCTCACCACACAGTTTCTTGTAATCCTCAAAGGACTCGGCCTTGCCCTCGGCCAAGTACTCTTTAAGTTGCTCGATCTTTTCATCCGCTTGTTGGATGAGAATCTCAAATGCGTTCATTTATTCTCCTTTAGGTTGTCTTTGTCTCATCTGGATGCGCTCCTGCATTGCCCGCAGTTGCTCTTCATGACTCTTGTTAGAAAGTTGCTTCAAAATATCTACGCCCTTGTCCATCATGTGGCGCTGTTTGTCGCTCTCCATCTGAACAGCGGTCTTCATTGCATCAATTTTGATACGCTTGTCATCAGTGGCTTGCTGAGTCTGGATGCGATCACGCTCAACCTGCAACTGCGCTGTTTTGATAGCGTTGTCGGCTTGGTCTTTAGCAGCTTTACGCTGGTTCTCTTGCGCCTTGAGTTGTAACTCTTGCATCTGCATTTGAACAATCGGATCTTGCGCTTGCTGCTGCTGTTGAGCCTGCTGTGCTTGCTGCTGATTTTTCTGGAGCAACTGCTGTGCGGCTTGTGCCAACATCGGAGACAGACGTGCTTCCACTTCTGGAGACATCTGAACTTCTTCACCAGACTCATCTGTCTGCGCTGGCAACTGCATACCCAACGTCTCTTCAATCTGCTTGCGATACTCAAAGCCCAAGTGCTCGTTGACGTGAGCCATCATCGCTGACTGCATGGCTTGCGCCATCGGGTTCTGCTGCAAGAGTGCCTGAATCTTGGGGTCTTGCATCGCGGCCATGTGCACAACAATGTGAGCTTGGTGGTCTTGCGCAAGGAACGCTTTGACTGGCTTGCCCTTGAGCACGTTCTGATTCTCAGATATTGGATCAGTGGGCTTCTGATCGTCGTCCATTGGAATAAGTTTGGCGTAGTCCTTGATACCCAACACCTCAAGCATCTGACGATGCAAGAGTGGCAAGTTGTAGAGTTGAGGCGCACCTTGAGCAAGCTGTAACACAGCCTGATACTGCACAATCTTCTGCGCCATGGTTGACGCATTAGGATCACTGACAGGTATGACATCTACATCATCATAGTCAGACTTCTTCGCCTTGCAACTGCCTTCGCTTGGCTGATAGTCGTAGTCGTCTGGTGTGTACTCAGCGATGATGTGCTTCAAGAGTCCCAACTCTTGCTTCATTGAGTAGTGAACACGCGCCTGAATGGCAGACATGTTCTTCAGCGTTCTCTCCAAAATTGCCAAGGTAGTACCTACAGGCGCTTGCGCACTCATATCACTGAGCGTCAAGTCCGCTGTGTTAGCGAAGCGTCTGCCTTCTTCAACGATCTGACCAAGCAATGCCATCAATGTCTGGCTAGGCTCTTTATATGGCAGAGGCAGTAAGTTGTCTTTCAGTGTGCCGCTTGCCACATCTGCATCACGCCACTCACCCGGAGCAATCGGTGTGTCGTCTCCCTTGACCCGCATACCGCGAGTCTTAAAGCCACCGGGCAGGTTACTTAAAGTACCAGCATCGACAAGCTGACGAATAAGAGAAGTGCCTGACTTAGCAAAAGCCCCAATGAGGTGGATAAGGCCAAAGCAATAGAAGCCAAAGCCGGGAACGTATCCATAATGGACAAAGTGCTGTCGTTTTGTGTAGGTCTCATCATCAGGCTCCCAGTTGCGACGAATGGCCAGCACGTTGCTGGTTCCCTTTTCAATAGTGACTACATACGGCAGTGCAATGCCAGTCTTCTCACCCTTCTTGTCTTTGTGCTCGTAACCCTCAAGGTCAAGGTCTACGTTCATCTCCAAGAGTTTGAAGCGATCATCGGCAGTGGCTCTAAAGCCCATCTTCTCTGCAATCTTCTTCTCGACTTCATCCAGCACGTTGTCAGGTGTGCCCAAGTCAACATCACAGTAGAAGCCCGCGACCTGCAACTTGCGCAACTCATTCTCAGTCTTACGCATCACGTGAGTGATACGCGGGGAAGACTCTAAATTACTCGCGCCGTAAGGCACAACGATGTCTTCAGCAGGAACAAAGAAAGACACTTGGCGATCAAGCGAGGGATCAAAATACACCTTCTTGAACGCATTGCCAGACAGACCCAAGCCCCACAACATGCGCTCATGCTCTGGCCTGTATTCTTTCATCACATCAGTGAGTTGGTAGTTCATGTCGTCTGCCACACGCTGTGCAGACTCTTTCTTAGCGGGTGTCTCTTTACCAATGATCTGGGTCTTCACTGGCCCAGCGGCAGGAAACGTTGCCATCATTGTTTCTGACTGGAACTTCACCAGAGCTTCAGACAACATGGGATGGAACACACCACACGCACCTTCCCAAGGTTCTGTGCGTTCTTCAATCTTCATGCCCAACAACTCTAGGCCATCAACGTAAGTCTGCATCCAGTCTTTGCGACTGGCTACATCTTCGTCATAGTCACTGATCAACTCTTCAGCAAGACTTTGCAAGACATCTTCACCAATGAACTCAGCCAAGTTGGCATTGAAGTCATCTTCTGAATCTTTGTCAGGCTCGATCTCAATCTCCATATCACCCATATCAATCCGTACGGACTCGGGGTCTTCGATCTCAATCTCAATTTGAGGAGATGCTTGATCCATCGCGGCTAATTCTTCTAAGCCTTGTGGCGCTGCATATAGTGACTTCTCAATAGCCATATTTCATCCTTAGTAGTACGGTTCTTTCCTGCGGAAAGACTTTGGTTCATCTTCCTCATCAGACGCCAATTGAATAAAGCCACCGCGCCTGTAACGCAGTAATGCCTGAGTCATTGAGTCCACCAAGTCGTCATGCTCCCCCGATGGGAAGGACGCGACCTCTTCAATCAATTCTTCTGCCCAGTGTGTATTAGGCACCCAAACGTGTCCGGATGCAAACATATCAGCCACTGCATTCAGACGCGCTATTTTGTCATTACCTTTGCTCGGTGTGAACTCCTGCACCGGAATTCCCATCGACCTGAGTTCAAATATCAGGGGAGACCCCGCCGCCTTGGCCTCCACGATCAGTGAGTCCACTTCCCACTCCTTGAATTCCTCAAACGCCCGCTGTTTTAACTCGGGGAACTCCATGCGTTTCTTGAACGCATTGAGCAAGATAATATTTGCCCGGTTTACGCCCAGATCATCGTCTTTATAGAACACACCCCACGTTGTGCATGCAGAGTAATCGGCCCGTTCTGTCTTTAAGAACGCCGTATCCCACGACTGGATGATGAATTCGCACGAAGGCGGGCTGTCATGCTCCCAAATCTTCCACCATTCCCGTTTTACGATAGCCGACACGTCCGATGTGGGCGACTGCATGTACTGCGCTTGCCATTTGGCGTTGGGAAGTTCCTCTTTTAGCGCAGAAAGCTCTTTGAGTGACCAAAACTCAGGCCATAAGGGTTTACCCGAGGGTAAAATGGCAGGAAACTCGATCACTTCCCACTCTTCACCCGACCTTTGGGCCGCAGCCTTGATCACTTGACCCGTTAAGTCCCGTTTAGACCAGCGAGTCATCACCATTACGATAGAGCCGCCCGGCTGGAGACGCTGACGAGGGCCAGATGTGTACCACTCATACGTTTTATCGTAGATTTCTGGGTTTGACTGGGCCATAGCGGCCTCTTGCTCCGAGTGCGGGTCGTCTATTATTAGTATGTCAGCGCCTTTACCGGTCACAGCACCGCCAATACCAATCGCAAAGTACTCACCACCGAAGTTTGTTGCCCATCGACCCGCCGCTTTGGAGTCAGACTGGAGGTCTAGGGCCGGAAAGATCCGCTTATAGTTAGCAGAGTCCACCAAGTTACGTACTTTTCGGCCAAAACCCACCGCCAACTCAGCAGTGTGGGATGTTTGAATGATCTTTTTGCCCGGAAACTTGCCAAAAAACCACGCTGGTAGCAGGTAACTGGCAAATTCTGACTTGGTATGCCGTGGCGGCATGTTGATGATCAGCCTTTTACACTCACCCCGAGCCACCCGCTCAAACGCCCGGGCCATCTTCTCGTGATGCCGACCATGAATAAAGTTAGGCCACATCTCCCTGATGAACACCATGAAGTCATCAGACGCTAGGGTACGCAACTTGCGTGTATTTAACTCATCCAGAATTTCTGCAATGGCTTCTTGCTCATCTTTGGGGAACTTTTTAAGTAAAAGCTGTTGTTGGTGATAGGGGAGAGTTTGTAGCTTCTCCAGCACCAATTCAAGTTTCGTCTTTTCGAGAACTTCAGTCATCGGTCTCGTCCAACTCTTTGCCAGTCATGCCCAATTCTTCATCCAAATCAATCACCTGCACCGCAGGTGCACCGTTCAAGTACTTCTCTTCTGTGGGTTGCAGTTGCTTGGCTTCCACATCAATGATGCCATCCATATAAGAAGACAGCTTGGTAGCCAGTTCAGCCTGCAACTCTTCAGTTGTTCTGTGCGTGACGTTAATATCTATGCGTTCCACGAACGCACCTACATCACTCATCTTACCTAGTAGTTCTAACGCCTTTAACTGGGTGGACTCTTTGTCAGAACCTGTCAGCATGAGAAGCCGCATCTTCACGTAGTTTCTAACCTGTGCCGCATTCCGTACAACTTCTACGTCGTACTCATTCAACATGGCCTTCAACAAAACAGCGGCTGCTGTAGTAAGTTCTTTACCGGCTGTTGGTGACTCAAAGAATTGAGCGTGAGCTTCTTTCTTGTCGGCGGCTGTGATAGCGGGTACTTGCATTCCGTTGGCTGTCAGGAACTCAACAGTATTGAACGCAGCTTGCGCTCGTGCATGCAAGTCTTTAGCTTCCTCGGCTGTTAGCGAGAAAGGCAGGGGGACATCTAGTTCTGGTGTAACAAGAATCATGGGTAGCGGTTTGTGGCTCCAATTTGTGCGGAGTGTACACGCTTTTAAAAAAATAATATAGGGGGGTGGGGTTTGTTGTTAAAAAACATGACGGGGGGTGTTCCCCCAAAATGGGGGAAGTATGCAGAGTAAAAATTACGTAGGGGGTACCCTACAACATCTTGTGGTGTTGTATTAACGGGCGAATGTTGGCCCGTATTTGTAGCTTTGCACGGTTTAGATTTTTCGTTGTGATCTTTTGAGTAAAACACAGTGCATACACTGGCCCAAAGTGACCGGCCCAATCTAGGGGGTGCCCCCTCCCAATTTCCCACAGTGGGAAAATCAACCGCCCCACCTGTCAACTTGTTGCTATGTCGTGCAATATAGACTGATTTGCCTCACAATCCATTCATGGATCGGGGAAATGCGCTCGATACATACTCTCTTAACAATCTGCATTGATGAAAGTTCTTATGAACAAGCTCTCTTATGCGGCACAAGCCGCCTCCGTTGCCACTGACTTAGTGGAAGCAAAGAAACATGATGATGCATCCGCATCATTACGTGAAAGCGCAAATAAGCGCATTGCCGCCTTGCACAAGGATAAGGTTGTTGTTGGCCGATACAATCAAGACGGCACCGGTTGTGCCATTGCATCGTCATTCGTTGACACGTTGGTCAACGGCGGATGGAAAAAGAAAACGGCTCAAAACTACTTGAGTCTTTTCCGTGAGGCCGTCAAGACTGGCAAGCCAGTGAAAGACTGGGGCGGCACAAAGGCCGGAGGCCGCAAAGGTGCCGCCGGTGCGAAGGGAAGCGCAAAGGGCAAAAAAGAGTTTGCCGATAAGCTGGCAACGTGTTTCAGGGATGCAGAGTTTGAAGGGTTTGTAAATGACCTTGAAGCATCATGGGACAACGATGAAATCAAGTCCTTACTTGAAGGTATCAAGTCCTACCTTGAAGCCTCCGGTATCGAGATCAAGTAATCTCACCCTCTGAACCCCCCGAGAAATCGGGGGGTTTTTTTTCGCCCAAAATTTCCCAATGAATACTTTCCCATTACCCTCATACTTTTCCACGTGGAAAAGTTTTGATAACTGTTCCCTCGATGCGGGCCGTAATCGCCGCAATTTAATTATCCTACAAACAAGTTGCCACGTGTTTTATTTTTCAATCACACCACAAGATGTTGGCTGTGTGTTTTCTATCTTATTTCCCACTGTGGGAAATAGTAACAACTTATACCGATAACTGTTCCCTCGATGCGGGCCGCATTGACGCATACTGCGCTATGCCTCTTCCCACTGGTTGGAACGTTTTCCCACTGTGGGAAAAGTAAAGATGGTACAAGGCAGTACTGCATAGCGTTTTATTCAATTATGCAAGAAAGTTCTGTAGCAACAGAATATTACAAACCCAATGGAATCAAGCACTTGCAGAGGTTTTTCCCCTATTATTCTATTATTCTGTAAAAATATATATATGAAGAGACAATTTCAAAAACAACCAAATCTCCCGTTTTTTCTTTCTCTCATGTGTTCGCTTGCGCTCTTTCTCATGTTTTCTCTCTTATCTCTCAAAACAACAGAATATTAGAACATTACCCCAAAACCGCCCCGCAACCCGCACCAGTACTGGCTTT